GCAGCATATTTCACTATTTTAGATTCTACAATCTGGGCATCAGTTGTGCCGTTGGGGATGTTGAATTGGTCACTGTCCTCCAGCAGTTCATAGCCGTGCATATATTCCAGGGCTTTGTTTTTATACCAGTTCTTTGAATGTGGTTTCATTTCCGCAATAGTGGCATCAACATCCGCCTTGTGGGAATCGAAAAGCTTCTCCATCGTATTCGTCAAAAAAGCGACGATATAAAACAAAACGCTTTCAAACGATACCTTTGAAAAGGTAGAGTCAAACGAATCGCCAACCGTGAAGCCGTAGAGTGTAGCCATAACCGTAGAGTTCATAAACTCAGCGGTCATTGTTGCTTTAATGTCTGTAATTGTGCGTGCCATATATTTTGTATTATCCCCCTTTAGGGGTTAGGGGTTGTTTACTAACTCACCATAAATTCTGTTTCTATTGCCCAATAACCGATACCTTCGAGTGATACAGGTAGTGGGTTTTCGCTATTCATTGTGATATTTGTAGCCGGTTGCAGTCCTTTGTTTTTGTAGTATTCTGCAATTTTTTTGTTTGTAATGCCCGGTAGTGACAGGTCGCGACCTGCCATTAAATCATCCGTCACCGATAAGCCATTAAGCTGCGCAATCTCAAAAGCAGCATCGGAAGAACCGCAATATTGAACCGCTATATCAAGTAGTGTTTGACCGTCAAGCACAATGCATACCCCATTTTTTGCGATAGCCGTAATGTTGACAAAAGTGTCAACCACCGATAGAACTAATTCCGCTTGAGCCACTAAAGCCGTAGCCGGACAAAGTCCTTTGTTGGCGTAATAGGTTACAATTTCAGCATTTACAACCATAGGTAGCGACAGGTCGAGACCTGTCGGGTCATCCGTTACAGACAAGCCATTGAGCACCGCAATGTCATACACAGCATCGGCAGAACCGCAGTACCGAATAGCGATATCTATGAGTGTTTGACCTTGTAAGACTTTCATAATTCTTATTCTTAATGTCCCCTTTTTAAGGGGACGAGCGTAGCGGAGGGGTTTCTTATTTAATTATACCAAACCGTTTAAGCACTAAATAAATCAACCCAAAAAGAACCAAAGAAGAAACGAAAACCGCTACATATACCCACGCAGGGGTTTTTGTTTCGTTAGTTGTTTTGTTATCAGTTTTCACTGATTTATCGAATTTATAGTTCGATTTATCAGCCTGTTTTACTTTACTTTCTGATTTCGATTTTGACTCTGTATTTACTTTCACTTCAGCAACTTTCTTATCGTTAGATGTTTGCTCAATTACCGTCTGACGTGTCGGGTGTTGTTTTCCTGTTGCATCAGGTGCAGAAAAGTCCGTTATAGTTGTTTTAGTAGCTGTATTGTTGGTTGCAACCACATTATTAGTAGCAACCGTTTTTATTTCAGTAGAGACGTTGCATGCAACGTCTTTTTTCACGTCCAAATTCTGTAGAGATGTTGCATGCAACGTCTTTTTACTGTTTTGTTTAGTAGTTCTACAACCAAAAGCCACAAACATCATAAGTACCAGGATTAATAGTTTAGTTTTCATCTTTATTTGATTTTGGTTTAATGATTGATATTAAATTACTCCAACCTCCTGAAATAGCCTCTATAATAGCCGTTTTTTCTTTTCCCTTCAGTACGGAAACATTCTCAAGTATAGAAGTAACATATTCGACCAGAAAGCCCGTAAGGCACACCACAAACGTAAAATTGAAGAAACCTTCAGCGGCCATATTTATCCAGCTTGTAGAGTTTTCAAACTCCCGCTGAAAGGCATGTATAATATAAAGTATTGCCAACCAGATTGCTATTTTTATCACACAGCGGGAGAACCTGAAGGACTCAAACTTTTTCCCTAACCGTTTTGATGCCCGTATCCCGGTTATAACTTCAATGACAATTGCCGCAAACATGGCAATAGCCAAAGCCGGAGTCACACCAAATAAATAGTTGACAATGCCCGATAATAGCGACAGCGACAGAACAGCGCCCTGTAGTTGATATTTATAACTTGGAAAAATTGAAAGAAATAATTCTTCAAATGAGTGCCAGTCATATACTGCCAGAAACTTGATAAAATAGTTTTTCATAACCTAAATACTTTATTATTCATTATTAAGCCCCCTTTTAGGGGGTTGGGGGTTTATAATTCAAAAACTCTTATGCTCCAACCTTTGTAATACTTCCACTGAGTTGGTTTGCGTTTACATATTTGATAATACTTCAGTAACCTATCATATTTATACAGCCTTACAAATTGGTCATTCGTCATAACAGGTTGTTCTTTCAACTTTTCAATTGAACGGTTCAACATAATTACTGAATCTGTCAACATATTACGATCATTCTCATAAATCACAAGATGGTTTTCGTAAGCAGTTGCCAGAAACGTGAGCGAATCACATTTCGCCTTGTAAAAAGCCGTTGAATCAGAGACAACGGGCACAGAGCTTGTTGAAGTGGACTTTTGACACGAAATACAGCATATACAGCCAATAACTACACCAAATAAGAGGAACTTTTTCATATCATTGAATTTAATTTTGTTACTAATTCAGGCGTAATAACACCGGTTTGCGGAAGTCCAACAATCTGTTGTGCACGTTTCACAGCCGGCTTAATACCCTCGTTTACTGCTGAGTCGACCAAATTGTTGGCAATGGTTTGGATTGCAATCATATCACCGCCAATCTTATCCCAGAAATTAGTTTTATAAAAAGCTACTACCATATCGTTTAACCCGGATAATTTGTAAAGCAGTTCCGGGAAGTTTTTTTCATTGCGCTGCGCATCCACGAACTTCCATCCTAACCACTTAGGCCAGAACTTCCGTGCAATTCCCTTGTAGGTTTCACCGCCGGCATCTGCCGAATCATTTACATAACCTCCTTCAGTAAGAAGTACTTTTGCAATTGCGTGCTTGTAGTCTGCCATAATATTCTTTTTAATCCCCTTTCGGGGTTTTGGGTCATTTAATAGTAGTCTGTATCCTGTCTTTAAAATCCTCGTAATCAATACCCGCCCGCGTAAAATGTTGTCGTAAGGTCATTTCGACCTCTGAACTATTGTATTTTCCACGGATAAATTTTGTTAGTCCTGGTCCAAGTATCGGATCTTCTTTAAAATCGCATGGCTTTGCTTTTAGCACACAAAATGCTTCCTGATCAACACACTCACCAATTACCATCCCTGAAGTAATCAACTCACTTGAATCACGAACAACCCTGATTGCAAGTTCCATGTTCTCTGTCAGCAATATGCCTTTTCGATGCTTATTCATATCAATGCGTTATTTTTGTGTCCTCAATATCTCCAAAGTCCTCTTTTTGTGTAATTAAATCTAAAGCAGTTTTAATAGTAGTATGCAATCCAGCTCCACCATCAGGCGCACCAGTTGCAGGAACCCCATTATTTATTGCACTTATAATTCCATCAACCCTCGCTGTCAACTTATCCAGCTGCGTTTTCAATTCCGGCGTATTCGTCAACCCACCATTCTCACCGCCGTTAAACTCCACCAGTTCCGTTTCACTTGCATATATCAACCAGGCAACAGATTCCTGACCTTCCAAAATTCCGATGATACAATCGGTTTCAACTACCGGTTTCACATCGCACGAACCGAATCCGAGAGCCACATCGTAATAAGCCAATTCGTCGCTCATTCCTTCCGCTTCCATGGTTTTTGCATCCCAATCCACGCTCTTACATGTAACCCACCTTATCTGTGCTTGCGTGTTGCCGTTTAAATGCCGTTTAAATAACAACATAAACTCATCTGCCGCCGTTTCCAAGCTACCGCCCATAAAATCCAAATTTCGCGCTTAAAATGCGTCGTTATAAACTAAAATAGTTTAGTTCCTTTTTTCTTCATCTTCCCTTTTTAAGGGAAGTACCCGAAGGGGGAAGGGTTAATCAATTAACTAGTCCTATTCCCCAACTTCGCAACTTGTCTGTAACCACCCGTAGGCGATGCCGCTTTCTTTACCGAGTCTATATAGTAGCTGCCATTTTTTTCAGGATATAGATTACTATACAAGTCGGCAATCATACCATGCTCGAGTCGTGGGATTCCCCAAAGTGTAACTTCACCGTCAAGTCCCTGCTTCATTGCATTGGTATAGGTCGTTTCCACAATGCGCTGAATCTCTACCAGTGTCAGGTTCGGTTGTTTAATAATAATACCGTTCGAATTCTTTTCACCTTTAGAATATTTCAGCATCTTACCGTCTTTCTGTAGGCTCTCAAGCCTTACATACACCTTTTCAATACTTTTTTCCTTCAGTGTTTCTGATGCCTGCAAGTCCAGATTAATCTTTACATGCTTACCGCCATCAATGGAAGTACGCCCACAAACAAGCGTTTTTCCCCTGAAATAGGTGTATAAACCCATTTTCGACTTTAGATCATTCAATATCTCAGATACCAGTTTTTGCGAATACCGCACAGAACCAACCGAAGCATCATCGCATTGTATGTTATATCCTGGAGCTATTTCGCTTAATAACTCTTTCAATGTACTCTTACGCTTCGATACGCTCACCGTTTCGCGCTTCAACATGTACATTTCATCCTCACACTTAATCACTATCGGCCATCCGGTTGATACCTGAAGTACATAACCGCTGTATTCTTCATATTCGTCAGCATTATAGCCGGCACTAATGACTACAGGGTCACCCTTCTGAAAAAGTTCATTCACCTTTTGCTTATCGAAGCTGCGCATGTTACGCGGGAACTTCACCTCAGCAATACCGGTAAGCATTTTAAAACCCGCTTCAGTCTCAAACGATATCAGACGGCGTACACTTATTTCCTTTCGCCCGTGAGCTGCCGGAAAACGAACTAAACAGCTAAATGCTACCGTCATACTCCAGTCAATAAAAATGCTTCGTCACTTGTTGCTTGAATTTCATATTGTATCAATCCTGGTTTACCTTGTACAGGTGAGAACTTTGGAGTTTCAATCACAATATGAGAAATGTAGCGTTCGGCAAATATTTTACCTTCTACTTTAATCGAACCGGCTATTTCGCTCAACCGATCAAGAGCGTATTGTTGCTGTTTTGCTGTTTTATATGCATCTCTCGACTCATCATCAACTATAATCCCACGTATCGAAATTTCCCAATCATCAAGTCCCATTATTTCTTTCACTGAACCTTTACCACCAATTGTCTTTTCTTTGACAATGTTTTTTGGTCGCGAAAAATCAACAATAGTGGCAACAGGGAACTCAAATCGAAAAGCGTCACGCTCAACTAACTTATCATTAATACCATAAACCAAATATGGTAAATCATCCGGAACAGCCCAAAACGTACCAAGAACTGGAGTGCCAAACTGGCTAAGTCTATCATAAGCATCATCCGCATTTGAAGTCACATTATATCGGTTAAGCAGCTGCTTTGCTTTCTTATCAGCCGGAACAATGCAAGGCGTGTAAAATAGCTGCGAAAGCATATTTATAGCTGTGTCAATTCCTATAGGACTATAATCACTCATTTTTCTTTTTAGGGGCTAGGGTTTCTTATTGCAACGCAACCGTCGCATCTCTCAACCTATCATTAATTACTCTCACAACTCGTTCTGCAATGGATTCCACATCGCTACCTCCACTCACCGAGAAGTAGTTTTTAATATCAATCCGTTGGTTAATGGTTTTCACACCACCAACTCCACCGCCTGAGCCGGATAATCCTCCTTTGCCTAAACCACCACCACTAATATCAGTTGGTTTTATTGCTGGTGAAAAACCTTTTGACAGGTCAGTATCTTTTTTCTTTTTTGCCGAAGTTTCATCGGCTTTCTTCTTGTCAATTGCAGCAACCTCCGAAACTCCTTTCTGATAAGCTAATCCTACCTGCGTACCAACTAAGGCAGCATTATGAAGTGCATTTTTACCAGCGGTAATACCAAATAAATCAGCACCGGCTTGTTTAGCAGTTTCCCAAGCACCTTTAAAGTCCCTCGAGAATAATTGCCCAATTGCTTTGGCAATTCCACCAAGACCAGATAATAAACCTTGTATTCTATCAATCACATATTCCTTCAGGATATATCCAAAACCTTTGATAGTTTCCCAAGTGGCCATAATTCCACCTCGAAAAACGCCAAACTTATCCCAGGCATACATGATAGTTCCTACAAGAACCGCAATACCGGCAATCACTAAACCGATAGGATTTGCATCCATAGCCACATTCCAAAGCCATTGTGCAGCCGTTATAATACCATAACCAATTGCCACAAATCCAAACTTGTCAATGACAAATACAAGCATATCGCCCAGAACTTTTATTGGATAACTCAAATACTCAAGTACTGAACCAATTGTTCGCATGGTGTCAGCCACGCCATCGCCGGTTGATTTTGTACCGGTCAGAAATTCAATAACTCCACCAACTTCACCCAAAAATGCTGAAATGTAGTTCCATGCAGTTTTGAAAACAAGTGAAATAGTATCCCAAATCGGAGCAATGGCATCCATTACCGGTTGCATATTGTCCCCAACCCGGGTAAAAATATCCTTCATAAACAAAGCAATACTTTCAAGTCCGGGAGCCAACATTTTTTGAACGTTTACAACAGCTTCACCCATTTGTAGTTGAATTCCACCAACAGCTTTATTATATCGTGCCAACGGGTCAGCATCAAATGCCGCTTTAGCCGAATAACCAAACTCAGTATTTAGCTCTTTGAGAATCAAAGTTTGTGCAGCTGCCTTTTGTCCATTAGCCACTAAGTTTTTGATTACTTCAGTTTGCTCTTTATTGAAATTAACCCCGACCCTTCGAAGTGCTGTTATTCCACGTTCAGGGTCTTGAAGTGCTTTTCCAACCTGTACAGCCGTAGAACTTAAATCTTGTTTCATGCGAACACTCATATCCGCAATGGCCTGTGAAGCAGTCCCAAAAGTTTTTGAAGTTATATCCGGAAAAGTGACCAGAATAGATTGCATGGATAGCAAATCAGTTCTACTTAACTTAGAATTTGAACTGATTTGTTTTGCTACATCTCCAATACTTTGCATGGTCATTCCCGCTGCATAACCTGTACTTTTTAAACCGGCTTCAATTTGCGCTTCAGCAGCGTGTAATTCGTGAGCCTTTTCGATGCCTTTGTCCATCATAGCGACGAACTGAAACATCCCGAATCCAATACCCAACGCTCCGAGTATCTTTCCTGGCATATTAGCGATGCCGCTCATTTTTCCTTGTAATCCGTTCAGTTCTGTACCAACTTTCTCAACTCCTTTAGCTGCATGGGTTGAATTGTTGACCACGTTTTTCATCGGAGATGAAATGTGATCAACTAATTCAAGTATCCAACTGGTTGTTTGTGCTGACATTATCGTTATAGGCTTTTAAAATTTCGGCTGCAGCGTTGATAATGGCAGCCTTTGCGTTGTCGTGATTTATTTGTGACACGTATTTCCATTCAGCATAAAGCTTTGTGTACATCTCGAAATCAATTGATTCGGGGTCGATGCCATATTCCTTCCGAATAATGGCATCTACTTGCCCGATCACATCATTTTCGTCTACCTTTGCTCGCTTTATGCTTTGGATAAAAAACTTTCGTACGGTTTAAGGAAATTATCCACTTGCTGAGACAAACCCAAATAAACAATACCGTCATTGTCCAGTACATCCTTATCACCACCAACGACTATATTTTTAATAAAGCACTGAATATATTTTTCGGTATCACCTTTTTTAGCATAATCCATCATGAGTCGAACCGTACCCTGATCAGGTCGCTTACATGCAAAACTATAGAACTCACCTTTATCGATTAGTTCGCCATTTTCGTCATAAGTTGGAGCTTCAATAACCACCGATAAAATTTTGATTTTACCATATTTATTGGTCAGCTCAGCCAGTTCTGGAAGTGGAATAGTACAATTATCCTTCACATATACCGCTAGCGGTAAAACTGCCAATGAAGCCACACCTGTGAACACATGTTCCGGAGTAAAAGAGGCAATATAATGCGCAACCGGTTGAATTACTTGGGCGTCGATAGTAGGAGCAAAACACAAGACCATAATAGCCACTAAAAGCAAAAATTTGAATCTGAAATTTAATTTCATAATGTTGTTTTTTGAATGAAAATTGATTGTTTAAATGCGGTTTTAAATAGATTTTATTTCACTTTCCCAAAGTTTCTTTCGACTTTGGGAAAGTTGAAATGAGAAGCTATCTTTCTTATTCCCCTTCAGGGGCTAGGGGTTCTTACACGTTCCAAAGTATCCGACCACCAACAAACAAGTCGAACTTGTAAGCAATAGTCTTATCACCTTGTTTCACTGCTATACCACGCCCTTTAATTTTGCAATACTGAATAATATCGCGTGTCTTAACTGTATCACGACTATATTCAGCTACAATATTAAAAGGAGGTATAGATGTCAGGCTTGCACCTTTGGGCAACGAAGCTTGTAGCAAATCAATTTCTTCTTTGAAGAGCGTGATAGAGCATTTAGCCTCATAGTTTCCTTCAGTATATCCGATAAAGTACATCCCGGCACCTCGCGCACCCTCCATTTCGGTACTATCATCATAACCAAGTTCGGTGATACCTTCTACATCTCTACCAAGCATGTTAGCGGTCAGTGAATTCCAACCTTGCATAAGGCCAAACTTATTGACCAATGTTGCATATTTACTTTGTTCTGACATGGCTATGAAATTTTAGAAGTTAAACCTAAGTCTACATCAAATTCATGAACAATATCACCAACTTGCACCTGAGCTTTTACAGCCATAGGTGTTTGCGCATTGACGTTTTGATTTGGATTGATGTAAACATCTACAGCATCGGCATTACCGGCGTTCACCATGTTGACAGTTAATTTGTCAATCACTTTTTGTTGCGTACTGGAAACCCATGTTGTCTTAATCGTTCCATCCAGTTCCTTTGGAACTTTGGAGCGTACAAGCGGAATCAAAGTAGTACGGATAATCCTTGCAGCCTTATTCCAGATACAGTTGAAATTAAAGAAAGCATAATCGCTACCGGCTTCAACTGCCGTAGGGCAACCGGACAAATACCAACCATCGTATTGTTCAAATTTACCGACGTAGATATATCCCTTATTACTCAACGAAGTTTGTTGAGCCGATGACAATGCAGAAAATAAAGTCCCATCGCTTAATGCTGCGCTAGTCCATTTTCCAAGAGTACTATCAGCAATAGAGAAACTTTCATTACCCTTTTTTGCAGATGGTTTACTTTCAATATCCACAGAACCTAAGTCCTCATGCACTTTACGTACAGCTACCGAACCCAATACAGTACCAACAGCACCATGAGTTGCGTATGCAGCATTTAAGGCAGCCTGTGCAGGGTCTTGCATATCTACAATAGTGATATTAGGAGCTGCGAGTGAACGCATATCAAAAATATCAACACCTGCATTATGAAAGTCTGCATTTGCAGCTTTTGCCTTCCCTTCCAGTAATACACCATCAATCAGAATCTTTTCAGTAGCGAAGGCATTTACCCAAGCCTGTAATGCCAATGCATCAGTATTGATCACGTCAATAGTAGCTGAAGCAATACCGGCTATACCTATTACATTTCTACCAGCGACACCACGAACAGCAGCTTTGATATCATCATCAGCTACCAAAGCAGCAATGGATGTAGTTTTCACCACCGGAAGCAAATAATACGTGAATCCCGGACACAACCTGAACATTTCGTCCAAATGGTAGTGAACCAGTTCACTGTTATTATTATCCGATGCAGCAGTAATACCCAATGCTTCGATACTTGTAATGTCGAGGCATTCGATTACTGTTTTATGAACAACCTTACCGGCTATCGGAGTGACACCACATATCAGTACAATAATCCTATCCTGACTATCAGTGTAGCGACCCAACCCGCCGTTAAGCTTGTTTATATTAGCACCTGTAAACGTTCCCATTACTTAGTTGCATTAAGGGTTTCTAACTTCTTTGCAGCAGCTGCTATAACTGTTTTACGAGCATCACCGGCAGCAAGTTCATTCACTGCCTCAGCAGTTTCAGCAGCTTCGATAAGTGCAATCACTTCTGGAGCTGTTTTTTGAACACCTGCTTTTTCAGAAAAGTCATCACGCATAAAAATTTCGAGCTTCAACTCTTTCCCATACACGTTTACTTTTGAATGGTTCTTTGCTGCAGCATCGCTTTCATCAACAATAAATCCTTGACCATCAGTCGCAACAATTACCTTGTTAGCTTTAGGATATTTACTAAAGATATCTTTTGCCACTTCTTTTTGTTCATCCTTGTTCAGGATTTTTAATTCGGCCTTTGTTTCCATTATTATTTTGAATTAAAATGAATACTAATTTTTAAAAAATACAATCAAAATTCTTTACTTTCCCAAATTTTCTTTCACTTTGGGAAAGTAAAGAAGCATAGATAGTATTACACTACAATACCACTTACCAATGCGCCTACAGCCACGTCTTGAATACGGTCAACAATACCTAAGGCTTGTAAACGGAATTCACTGGTTGGCGATGGATTTCTTGTATCGGTAGTTTCAGGTTTATAGAGCACTTTCACAGAGTTAATCCATTGAACTGTATTTGGAGCATAATAGAACACAGATGCATAGCGGTCGGTAGAACCTAGCGCAGCTCCTTTTGCTTTTTTTACGCCAGCTGATGTGTACGACACACAAGCGTTATTTTCAAAGAACTTGAATCCAAGCACAGATTTAACCTTCCCTGTTGCAGTATCAAAGAACACATTGTTACTTGAAAAATAAGCAGCTGTTTTGCTGTCAAGTAGTAAGTCTCCTGAATGATCGGGGCAAAGAACCATGTAAACCTGAGTCATGTCAGCAAGGTTTAACGCTTTTACTTTTTGAAGGTAGTTTACCAAATCTTCAAATGTCAAACGTTTACGACCGTTACCGTCATTAGCTCCTGTAGTTCTCATTACTGGCATCGATTCACTGGTTGCATCCGAAGGTGCAAGTTTCCAAATAGCATGGTCCCGGAATCCCATTTTGAAGCGTTCAGAGTGTTTAGTTCTTACTGCACTTCGTTTGTCAAATGCCAAAGCACGCATTTCTCCATCTGTTACCTCGGTTGGGTCAGTATCATAGATTTCCCATTCTACTAATCCTTTGCCACCTGGCATTGATTTTGGAGTGAATGAAGATGTATTGTTCACAAAAAAACTAACATTGTTAGCCAACTTATTAAACTTCAATCCATCAGCTGTTTTTGCACCTTCATCGGGTGTTCCAAGCGTATTGATAAAGTCATCATTCATGTTCTGGAATTCATCCAGCAACTTCGGTGACACGTACTGGTTTAGCCAGTTTCCATCGGTATATACCATTTCTAGTTTCTCCTTTCTTTAATTATTTAATATTTTTCCGTTTCTTCCAGTCGGAAAACAAAGCATTGAAAGTATCAGGCTTGTTTTCTGCCAATTTTGCCAACAATTCAGGGTTTTCATCCTGTAGTTGTTCGTAGGTCTTACCATTGTAGGTTGCACCTTTACCATCAGCTTGTACCACTATTTCAGCAGACAATGCAGAAACACCCTGAATACTGTCTAGCACCTTGATAGTTGTTTCATAGTTAGCTTCTAACATGGCCTGCCAGTTATCGCGTGTGTCCGCTTTGATGCGGTGTTCCAGTTCGGCTTTGTCAAGGGCTGCCTTGATTTTAGTCGCTTTTTCAGTTTTGTCCTTTTGAGCTGTAGCAGCTACTAAGGCATCATAATCACCAGCCTTCTTTGCATTTTCAGCAATACGGGCAGTGATGTCAGCTTCGGATGCTGTTGCAGCTAGTCCGAGCGTTAATGCAATCGCTTGTAAATTCATTTCTTTTTCAATATTTGATTGTGAATTAATAATATCCTCAGGTGAGAAGTAAAGCGGTGAGCCACTTGCTTTTATAGATTCGGCCAATGCCTGTGTAACCTTAACCGGTTCCTTTATTTCTGTAATAAATCCCCAGTCTTTTCCTTCCATTGCTGTCATCCAAAAGTCTCCACCATCCCATTTTGCTTTAAAGTCAGCTTCCGGTTTTTTAAGTTTGGCTTTATAGGCTGCATAGTAGTTGGATGTCATATCCTTAAGAGCCTTCAGGTAGTTTTCTATTTCCGTTTCATTACCACCAGTTCCACCCATTGGTTTATGAATCATGAACTGACCATTTTTAGCCATAAGAAACGAAGTGGCCATAACAGCAAGATAAGTTCCTGCACTGGCAACTATAGCTCCACCCTCGCAGCTATATTCGCCAAAAATTTCAATTAGAATATTGTAAATCTCATTTGCTTGGAAACAATCACCTCCATTAGTCATAATATACAACTTACATGAAGTTGCACCGGCATCCTTTGCCTCCTGGCATCTCTCACGGAAATCAATAGCGTTATTTTCGCTCCATTCTGAAATATTACCAATAATGTCAACGCGACCTACCGTTCCTTCAGCCTTAATATTGATCTGCAAAGTTTTTGACATAAGCTTATAAAATTTGTTGTTTCGTAATCGAATCGGCAACAAATGTAAAGCGTTATTTCTATAGATAAAAATCACGTTTTCATGCACTTACAAATTTTATAGTACAAAATAAAATTCGTTTAGTAAAACATAAAAATCTTATTGTAGATAAAATCATGTTTTGGTTTACCGCGTAAATAGGTACAACTTTGCATAAAAATCAGAGCAAAAAATGAAGAAAAACAAGGCTGTAAGAAAAAAGATTGACCGTAAGCCAAAACTACCGGCTGCCGAATATCAAAAACTAAAGTTCACAGGCTATGAGTATGTTGTTATTCAGGGAAAAACCCAAAAGGAAACCGCTGAACTGCTAGGACTCACCGAACAGACAATTTCGGACTGGGCACGCACCGACGGCTGGAAAGAACAACGCGAAGGCCGACAACAGTCATCACGCACTGAAGCCGATAATATCCGGCAGATCATCCGCCTAAACTCTGAACGTAGGTTAAATATTGAGGGTGAAATAGCAACTGCAGTAAAAACCACTGATAAGAAATTGGAAGGCGAACTACGCTCTGAGGCTAACCGGTTATCCGACAATTCAGCAAAGTGGGCTAAAACCCTGCGCGAGATGGAGAAAAACAACAAGTACTCACTTGGAGAACTCATCAACATGATGGACGATCTCTTTACCGACATGCGCCAACACGACCCCGAACTCTTTGAGAAAACGATCACTTTCCAACAATACTACATTCGCAAAAAGACACAGGAGTTAGGGTAATATGAAACTATCAATATTCGCTTTCATCAGATTAAGATACTATACTGAAGTATTCAAAACCATGTATTTTTTAGATGATCATATAATCTACAAACCGGCGCAAGAAATGCATCAGTATTGGTTAAAATATTATCGGAATAAAATATCATTCCTATTAGAAAAACAAAACAATAAAATGTTTAAATAGCATTTAAATGGCAACAAAAAGAGTTCAGGACAAACTATTAGCCGAACAATACCTCGCAAAGCTTGACATTACAAGCAAGTCAAACGATGTAAACCCATTCGAGACTAAAGCAGAACAACAGGCACGCAAAAAGCGCGCTATACTTGATGTTGTCTACATGGTTGAAACATACCTACCACACTACGCCACTGCTGAATGTGCAGAGTTTCAAAAAATGGCAGCCAATGAAGTGGCCTACGATGATCTGATTATAATGTTCATGGAGTGGTTTCGTGGAGCTGCTAAATCTGTTTGGTGCGATGTCATCATTCCATTGTGGTTGTGGATGCGTGGTGAGGATGTTTTTCTTTGCCTAATGTCCGATTCCGTTGAGCGTGCCCAGGAACTGTTAGCCGATATACAAGCTGAGTTGGAAGGTAACCAGTTACTCATTCACGATTTTGGAGCGCAAAAGTGTGAGGGTTCATGGGAGTTCGGAAATTTCAACACCTTAGACCAACGCTTTATTGGCAAAGCTTTTGGTATTAAAAAGAAAGTACGTGGTGTGCGTATCAAACACCGTCGCCCCAACCTATGGGTTATTGATGATCTGGAAACTCCGGATACAATTGGCAACCCCAAACGAATGCGCAAACAGGCCGAACAAATTGAGCGCGACATCCTGCCAACTATGACCGGAAATAAACGCCGGTTACTGTATGCCAACAATAAGTTTGCAAGAGTAATGACCCAAACTATCCTGCAGGAAAAACATCCCGACTGGAAAGTCAATCAGGTGAAGGCTTACAACAAAGTAACCTATGAAACTGCATGGCCTGCCATGTATACGCCGGAGTATTATATGATTCAGGAGAAAAACATGGGTATTCCTGCAGCTTACTCTGAATATTTACACGAATCAATCTTACAAGGTAAGATATTTAGCGAAAAACAAATACAATGGGGTAAAATGCCCGAACTGAATGAGTTCAAAATGATTATTGTTCATTGGGATATCGCGTACACCGATAATGACACATCCGACTACAACGCTTGCAAGGCGTGGGGTTTATCAACTGATAATAACTTTTGGTTGATTGACTGCTATGTAAAACAATCGAAAATGAAACAGGCAGTAGCATGGATGTGCCAGTTTAAAAAACAACTTCCTGTTGGTACGAATATAATTTTCCAATACGAATCACAGTTTTGGAACGGTGAGGTACAACGCGCCATTGATGAGGTAGAATTGGAATATGGTATTTACCTTAACCTGATGAAAGTAATGGTTGCTAAAGTAAATAAGGTTATGCGTATGATTACCAAACAACCATACTACCAAAATGGACGTATTTATTATAGCGATAAGTTGAAAAGCCATTCAGACACTCAGGTTGGTATAATGCAGCTTTGCGCCGTCGAAGAAGGAAGTACCGAACACGATGATAGTCCTGATGCTGATACTGAAGCTTTGGAAGCTCTCGAAAAATACTCAACGCCAACCAGGCGTGAAACAGATCAATCGTGGAGCACAGGTAAAATGACAGTTACTTATAACATTAGATAAATTATGAAGTACATTGATGAAAATGACCTTATAGAAGTCATACAAGAACGCTTTTTAGACGAAAGTACTGCCAACGTTGCTGGTAACTCCGATATACTTGATGGTATTGAAATCAAAGCAATAGAGTACGTCATATCATATATCACCGGAAGGTATAAAACTGACCTGATATTTGCAGAAACCGCACCATTGGCCAGCGGAATACTGAAACAAATCATTGCACAGATTGTCGTTTTTCGTTCCGTAAAACGAAACGCAGCGCGCAAAGTTCCGGAGGATTATGTAACACTTATGTCCGATGCTACAAAACAGCTTGAGCGAATTCAATCCGGTGCAATGTCATTGGTAGGTATGCCACTTCAAACCGACGACTCAGGTAATACAACACCTGTTCTTTTCGGTAATACAACTAACAGTAGTAACTTCATTTAAACACCATTTAAATACGATGAGTAAGTCAAAAAACAAGACAAAAAACAGAAAAGTTGAAGTTATTTCAAGCCAGAAAAATAACCTAGAAATTGAAGTTATATTAAGTAAAGCAGATAACGGAGCTATTTTCAGCGAATACTATAAACGTACTGAAGCAGCCAGTAAAGTAGAATGGACAAAACTACCAACACACTATACGGCCAAAACAATAGATGATTGGGCTATGTCAATTATGCAGGCTACCGACACCTATGACCCACGCCGTGGAATGTTGATGCGTTTTAATAATTCTATGAAGCTTGACCTTCACCTAATGTCATGTATCGACAACCGTATCTATCCAATTCAATGCGCACCATTCAAATTGGTTGATAAGTCTAAAACCGAAAACAAAGATGTTCATGCACTTTTTGAACGCCCTTGGTACATAGATATAATTAGAATGATGTGTATGCATATCTACGATGGTACAAAACTTATCGAAATGATTGAGTTGAATGATAAAGGGGAGTTGAATTCAGTTGCTGAAATACCTCAATCAAATTTTCTTCCAATCAAAGGACTTGTAATCAAAGAGGAGTACGATACTACCGGTGTGATTTATAAAGAAGGTATCTATGCCAACTATTATGTGCAGATTGGAAACGATTATACACTTGGTATGTTGAGCGAATTAGCTATAATTGTATTAGCTAAGAAACTAGGTTTAGGTTCTTGGATGTCATACATTGAAAAATACGGGGTACCTCCAATCTTTGCAATTACCGATCGCCAAGATGATACCAGGGCACAAGAACTTTTTAAAATGCTTCAGGCATTTCGTTCAAATCATTTTGCTATACTCAAAGGCAATGAAAAAATAGAAACACCAGATACTGGGAATGCAGATGGGTATCAATCATTCAGTGCTTTAAACACGCATGCCAATAGTGAATTGAGCAAGCGTATACTTGGAGGTACCGGAATGACAGACGAAAAAAGTTTTGTTGGTGCAGCCCAACTACACGAAACACTTCTAAAATATAGAATTCAGGTTGATAAATTAATTATCAAGTTCTATATGAACGAAGAGATTATTCCACGTCTGGTTAAGTTGAGTTCTGTTTATGCTCCATTAGCTAACCTAACTTTCGACTGGGATGATACAGAAACGCTAACGCTTATACAAAAGATTGATGCTATCAAAGGTCTCGCTACATCATTTAATTTTGACCCCGAAAAGCTAGCATTACTTACTGGTTTACCAATAACAACAGTTAAGGAAACACTTTCACCAACACCTCAGGTACAGGAGACTCAAAAAAAAAAGCCTAATGCGTCCGTAGCGGGCGCAAATAGACTATTTTATTCACCATTTGCACATTCAACTTACAACATTTTTGCGGCCACGTGGGATGCTGCCACTGAACGACTGGCTACTCAGTTATATAACGGCGAAATAAAGCCGTCTGACCTGGATAAAGATTTAGTGCTGAAGAACTATTCAGCACTAAGTAAATCAGCTGAAACGGCATGGGGTAAAGGTTACTACACTGATGATATCACCCGCCAGTTCCGTGAGAACCTGTTGAAGTTCTCAGGCGCAAAAGCAAACGATCTGATGACTCGCTTGGATGATTTACGTTCTGCCAGCAAGGACAAAGAATCATTCATTGCAGACGCTAAGAAAATGGTTGCATTGCACAATGAAACCTATCTGAATGTTGAGCAAAAGTTTGCAGCTAACTCAGTCAGTACCGCTAAAGACTTTGAACAGTTCTATAAAGATGTTGACATTTATCCATGTCTAACACTTAGAACAATGGGTGATGCAAATGTCCGTGATACTCATGCCGAAAACGAAGGCGTTACTAAGCGCGTAGAAGATTGGGTAGAAGCCCCACCGTTAGACCCTGGTTGTCGATGTTGGTTGGAACAAACAACCGATGAACCAACAAAAAACGGATTGGTGAACCTGGACTCTAAGTGGGCAAACAATCCATATACTTCCGGTTGCATTTTTACGGACAAACACAGTTACTTTCAAAACATACCCGAAGATTCACAGACTCAAGTACATGATAATACAGAAATGTGCAAATTTTTAGTACCATCAATCCCGAGTGATCTATATGCTGATAGGTTACTAATAAGTCCGTTTTCTCAATACAATGAATTAAGCGAAAATACAGATACAGCTGAGGTGTTATTGAAAACAAACGACAATATATCTATCAAAATACGTGCTCACGTTGGTATTCATGGTGTACCAAATGCAGAATATGAAATAAATAAGAAAATAGCAGATGCAAAGCGTATTGAAGGATATAACGGTATTAGTTCTGGATTTTCTAAGGCTATAAATAAACAAAATTGCAAGTCTGTAATCATTGATTTCAACAAAAATTTTGATACTAAAAAGCCTCTTGATTTGAAAAAAGTAGCTTCAAAAATCAAAAATAGACGGTTGAATTTCGAGAATAAACAAATAGATGGATGCTATTTAGTGTTTGGTGAAAAATCAGTTTATATTAATCGTAACAATTTCAACAAAAAACTTTCTGATATAGAAACTAAAGATATGGTTTTGAACCTTATTAAAGGACTAACGCCATGATAGACGAATCCACCATGGCGTTAGGAGCTACTTGGAACATGCCGCGTAGTTTCTGACTGCAAATATAATACATTTATGGATAATAAATATAAAATACCCGATTTTTCTTCAATGGGTAAAGATTTACTCAAAGATGCTTCACGTTACGCAGGTTCTGAGTCAGTCAAGCTCTTTAAAGAAAGCTTTGTAAAGGAAGGTTTCACCGATACATCATTTATACCTTGGAAAAAGACTACCAACCCAATGGCCGGTAAACGTACCATGTATAAATCAGGAACATTGATGCAATCTATTCGTAAAACTGAAGGTACAATTAGACGTATAGTGGTTGAATCAAAAACTGACTATTCAGAAATACAAAACAATGGTGGAACTATTACTGTAACACCACAAATGAAGAAGTTCTTTTGGGCAAAGTTCTATGAGTTTTCCAATAAAAAGACATACAGTATTCGAAAGAAAGCTGAAAACAACACAAAACAAAATAGGACATTGAATTCAAAAGCAGACTTCTTTAGGGCACTGGCTTTAATGAAAGTCGGTTCAAAGATAACAATACCAAAACGTCAGTTCATGGGCAACTCACAAACCATGATGAACCAATTCGACACTTGGTATAAAGGACAGGTTGACGTATCATTTAAACAGCATTTAAACAACAAATAAATTTAATCATTATGCAGTACTGGACAGAACTATATTTAGAGTTAGCCAATAAAATAAAAGACAACCTTACACAAATAGAATGGGTTGACCTTTGGCACGAACAAGTAAGTTACCTTACATCAGAGTTACCATTCCCGACACCGGCTGTATTCATATCATTTAATATGCTCAATGCAGATGATAAAGGCATGAAGGGACAGTTATGTAATACACAGATTGATTTCTATCTATTCTATGAAACGTTTAGCGATACTGCATTAGGTTCAATCAATCAGGATAGTGCATTAGACTTCCTGAAGCAACTCACCAAAATACACAAGCTATTTCACGCTACTTCAGGTACTAATTATTTCTCTATGCGCCGTGTAGATATGAAGAGAGAAGAAAGCGGTGGAGCCGGTAATATGTATCGCATATCTTTCCAGTGTGATGTTGATGATATGTCAGCCATGCCAGATATAACTGAGCAAGAAGTAAGTGAAATAAACTTATTACGTGGAAATATATCTATTGAACAACAGAACCAAATGCCTGGTTACTTCATAGACTAAAAATAACGGATATACATTGTGTATATCCGTTATTTTTTTTCATTTAGTTTCTGATAGTAATCATTATTCTCTTTGTGATAGAATATACGTGAGTAAATGTATTTAGGGTCTAAAAAGAAGTGATTCTCAGACAAATCATCAAGTACATCGTCTATACGCTTACGTTTCACGTCGTATAGTTCATGAAATTTCTCCACGATTTTCCGGTCACGCAGTTGTATAAGTTCTTTCTGTCTCATAGTTGTAAATTACAACACAAAGTAACAAAGAAATATTTACCTAAAAAACATTTTTATCATGCAAAAACTGTAACCTATTTTGTAACCTATTTTGTAACCTATTGACACTATTCGATACATTTAAATGAAAAAACAGCGACCGTACATTTAATTACGTCGCTGTTTTCCGTTTTAAGCCATCCTATATTAAATCAAATCGTTACCTTTTTATATACTTCATTTAAACGCACTGCAATAAATTAAATGCGTATTAAGTCTATATTCAATC